CCAAGCAGTGAGCATAAAGAAGCCAACACTGTTAGTCCAGTCCGCTCTCGCAGCAAGAATAGGTATGGTGTATAATGCGTATACGTGAGCTACTAGAAGCTACTAGTTCAAGACTAAGCAAAGAAGCTGAAGCAGCTATACCGGGAGCTGCATCGAGTGGTGTACCTGGTATGAGCATGGGTCCAAGCAATTATTATCACAAATATAGAGTAGGCATAGCGATGGCCAGTAGCCCGGATACCGGAGGTGTGAGCAACATCGGACCTACCAGTGATGATATGGTTACGGTTGGCTATACTCCCGCCGATAGGGAGATAGCTGATCGTGCTTATAAGGCCATGGGCTATAAACGTAAGAAGATAACCAGTGACAAGAGCCAAGAACATGATGCTCATACTGTTAGTCCAGTAGCGAAACCTAAACGTAATCGTTACGGCATATAGCTATTACCTTTACGCATACCAGGGTTGTGCTGCGATGCAGCATATTCCGCTTGTAGTCTTGATAAATACCCTGTATACTTAAAAACATCACACACAGGGAGACTACAGATGTTAATATCATTTATCGTTCGCAAGTTCAAAGAGCATATCCGTTACCGCAAGGCTATTAGTGAGTTATCAAGGCTTAGTGATCGTGAACTAGCTGATCTAGGATTATCACGTTGCGATATCTATCAGGTAGCCAATTCAACAGCAGGATATGTACGATGAGCGCATTCTTTGCCATGATTGATGCGGCTATAAGAGCTAGCCAATTAGCACAAGAAGGCAATTACGAAGCAGCATTAGCATTAATGCGTACACTATAACAAAACGGGCATTAAGCCCGTTTTTTTTATATCTCGTCTTCTCTGTTTACATTGTTCAGTAGTTCACGTAGTTTAGAGCCACCAGTCTGCGCTCTTATCTTAGCTACTTCCTTTATTGGATCTTCTTCACTATTCTTTACAGTAGTACGTGCCTTGATACTATCTGCAATCCTGCTACGTCCACCCTGTGGATTGCTATCTTCTTCTGCTTCATCACAGTCTGTGATACGCAGTGTATCTGGATCAAATGCTAGATCGACCTTCTGTCCAACGCCACTACTGGAGCGTGTCTTCATGAACTGTATCTGATACCTACCACGTTCACGCATAGCTCTACTAGTAAAGATACCAATCACGTTATCTGCTGTTTGTATCTTGCTTAGTCCACCACTGATATGGCTATGATCAAACTCCACTTCTTCTACTGCTGCTCTGTTTAGCTGGCTCGCTGTTACAGTGATAGCTTTGATCTCCATAGCAAAGTTACGTAGTTCTTCACTTACATACTTGTCCTTAATGAATAGATTCTCAGGACTGATCTTGATTGATATTGGCATCAGTAGATCTAGATAGTCGATCAAGATAACATCTGGAGTATATCCTTTGCGGATGCTATACTCTTTGACATAGGCACGTAGGTCATTTACGTTCTTACCACTGGGCATATACTTAACCTGTATAGCTCCACTCTTCTTACCTGCTACCTTGACTTTAAGTTCAACTTCATCGATGCTCTTAAAGATTTCTCTAGTAACGATGCCTGTGATCATGCTATCAATACGCATACTAGTCAGTGCTTCGCTAAGTTCGAATGTTAAGTATAGTACATTAAGTCCAACGCTTGCGAAGTTAACTGCTAGATTCTGTAGGAATAGACTCTTACCTGCACCAGAGCCACCGCAGAAGATATTAAGTTCGCCTCTGTTGAATCCGCCATATAGTTTCTGATCTATAGCTTTCCAACCTGTGCTTATCTGTCCATTGTTATCTTTTAGCATTAATAATCTAGCCCTGGGATCAGCGAAGTAGTCTGTGCCCATGTCTTTAGCAAGACTTATCTGTACTGCGTCTTTGATCATCTTCTCTACAGGACCGTAATCGCCCTTTTCAAGCAGATCAGCACTGGCTAGGATAGCTCTCTCTAGTGCTTTATGCCTACTGAAGCGTTCAAACTCATCTAGCAGCCAATCATAGTTCTCTTTGGGTATATCTGTAGCATCTTGTAAGTCTAGACCTGTTTCTGCTCGTACGATTCTCAATTCAGGCATTACTTTATATTTGTCTACATACTCTTTGAGATACTTTGCTACGGGCTGTAGTTTACGATCAAAGCTTTCATGTTCGAATATGTTCTGTACTCGCACAAAGCTTTCAGCATCGGCTAGGAACATTTCTAGATATAGTTTCTGTATGTCATAGTTGTAATCAGCCATACGTTAATATACTACCTTTTGTAGTTGATCGCAATTCTTATAGTTTCAATCTTAATCGAGATTTAAGTTCAGTTGATTCGACGTTCTTCATGATACTTATCATAGTAGCTAATCGTCCGTAACGGTTAATAGCATCACCTGCATCCTTAACATCTTTATCCCAATTAGGGAAAGCTATGCTCCAACCTAGATCAATAGCTTGCCTAGCCATAGTCTCACCTGCTTTATCCTGATCAGGTACCGCGATCACCTGCTTACCTAGCCTGTTGATCTGTAGAGCTTGTTCCTGACTAATCTCGTTAGTAAGCACAGCCACACCTCCAAGCATGATAGCATCGATACTGCCTTCAAACACTAGCACAAACTTACGATCGTAGGGTTGACGATCTAGATTGAATACGATGTGCGGAGGATGTTCAGTTAGATACTTTGGCTTACTCTCCCTACACTTGCGAGCAATATAGCCCATTATCTTACGATCCACTGTTAGGGGTATTATGAATCTATCAGCATATCCTGGATGATCGCTCCAATAGAAGTCACAGTCCTCTAGAGTTAGTCCTCTACTATAGATATACTCTACTACAGGTATAACACGATCATCTTCTAGTATCAGATCTTCAGTAATCAATCGTGAGTTCTTGGGCATGTCTCTAGGCGTGAATTCTGGGATAGCAATAACGTCTTTAGATTTCTTACCTGCTTCAATCTTTAGACATTCGAAAGCAATACGTTTTACTTGATCATCGCTAGCACCGAGCCAGCGTAACAAGTCCTGCATACGCTTACCTAGATTGCGTCCAGGTCGCCAGCTGGCCTTCCATCCACAATTAAAGCAGTGATAGCTCGCACCACCATCCTCGGTCTTTATTAGTCCGCCGCGCTTCTTTGTATCACGGGTATCACCGTTGTGGACACAGCATGGAGCATTGAAGCTAACCCACCCACTGGAGGTTTGCTTTCTTTGCGGAAGCAGAGCAAGTAGTTCATCATACACTGACATCTAAGCATTTTAGCTTCTATAGAGTATCTTGTCAACCGTGCCTGTATTAGCTATTACTCGAAATCGGACAAAAGTAAAGACTCCGTTAAAATTAATATATGTTAAATCTGAATTTGATATAGTAACAGTATCAAGAGTTGCCCAATTTACTATATCAGTTATTCCATTATCTAGTGTAACTTCTATATTAACAGTTCCATCAAAGTCTGTGCTATAGAATGCTGCTGTGTGTAGGGCATTGTTCTTACCATTTAGTTCTGGTCTAGCATTAACAGCAGAAGTATACTTTCCGCTAGGTGTTGTAGTAAATGCATCTAATACTATTGAAGGATATACTTGTGGAAAGCTGTTGCTTACAATTTCAACTGGAACGCTTGCTCCATATTGGCTATCACCATAAAGTATCGTTCTCTTACCTGCATCATCTGTTAGATAAGCACTATACATATATAAGCCGCCGTTGATTGTCTCTAGATCACCTTCGTTTACGGTAAAAGAGATTAGACTGTTATCACTTCCTTCTACAATCTTAGTAAGTATACATTTTAATTCAGCAGTCGTCCTATCTAATAATACCCAAGAAATAGTCTGTCCTACAGCATTGAGTAACTTTTGATCTCCATTCATTAGTTTAATCTGGAAAGTATTATCAATACCCTTGTATAATTTCATGTTTCTTGCGTACATTTTTCTATATCCCATCATCAGAGGAGCCAGATCTGTGTAAAGACTTTGGACGTTATTGTATAAATACGCAGCTTGTTTTAACATATTTGGAGCCCTTTTTATATTTATGACTAATTTAAAAGATAAGATCCAGGATCAGTTTCCGTTCATCACTGTTATAACATATGGTAATTTAGAATATGTAGGGATAGTAATTAACCAAGACAACAACATAACTAGCATTTATGATTATAATATCTTGAAAGCAGACGAACATAAGAAGTATTTTTTAGAAATGGGCGATGTATGGTGGTGGGAATCAAACCGTATGTTGCCCATAAACATTTTCTTACGCAAGGAAATGGATGTGTTCCGTTATGCTATAAAGAACTTTGCTACTAAGGATGTAGTAATAATTATGGGACCAGTTGTTAATCTACATAACATCATAATGAAACGTGTTAAACGTCGTTCTGTACAACTAGTCCGTAAGCGTTAAACGTTCGCATATTAGATTAAGTTGGATTACTATTGCTGCGGCATATGCGATCGCATGTGATCTTTTAAAGAAATATAGATCTTCGGATGGTCTTTCCCATACTTCTTGTCTTATCACATCCCATCCTTTATCAAGTAGATATCTCTTAGCTGGACGTATGATTGCTAGCACTGCTGCTAGTTCTTCTATGCTAGTGGGTTTAAGTTTCTTTAATATCGAGTGATGTTCACTGATATGGAATAGTTGTGTAACTACTTCTTCATGTTCTAATAGATTCCACACAGGTTCTTGATCTAGTAACTGTTTTAGATGTGTTTCATCTCGTACACCTTCATACATACTAACATTGAGGAAATCTACTTTAAAGTATCCTCTATCTTCAGCAGTCTTATAATCTATTGTTGCTATGTTAGTAAATGGATTATGTGGAATCTGTTGGAAGTAAACGCCTGTGTTATGTTTAACAGGTTGCCCTTTCTGATCACGCATAGCGATATGATGCTCTAGGATATCTAGGGCTTTAGTTCGATCAAAGAAATCTATATCAATATCAGGCATTAGTGTTTAACATTACTATCAAAGAACAACAAGGGCAAGTTCTCTTCTAGGAAAT